GGTGATTGTCTACTACAACTTCGACTACGAGCTCGAGCTTCTCCGGAACTTTGGATCGGAGAATGGGATTTCTGTGTCGGAATGGAACGGCCACAAACATGAACCGGCACCGGAATCTGAGGGTCCGTGGCTGTACCTAGTACAGTACATGAGTGGGGCTGAAGGGTGGAATTGTACTTACTCTGACGCAATTTGCTTCTATAGTTTGACGTATTCGTACCGAACTATGGAACAGTCGATGGGTCGTATCGACCGCATGGACACACCCTTCACCAAGCTCTACTACTACATCTTCTGGAGCAATTCACTGATCGACAAGAGCATCCAGAACGCCATCAAGCATAAGAAGAACTTCAGTGAACGGACGTTCGAGCGGCGGTTTATGCATCGTGAGCAGGAGAAACAGCCTGACGAGCTGGACAAGAAGTGGGCGTCGGTCGAGAAGCTAAAGACGGCAAAGTAGGTATAAAGTACAAACCTCTAGAGCACAACCTTTCTCATTAGTGTTACTTAGTACTTATTATTCACTAAAGATATGCGATTAGTAGTGTAGTAAGTACAAAACATACATACTCAAGAAGGTTGTCATGGAGTACTTTGTACTTAATACCTACTTTGCCCCGGAATCACACGAGAGGAGAACTCAATGGAATTAGACTGGAGGCCCCTCGCCGAGTTTCCCGAATACGTAATCAGTAACTTCGGGGACATCGTTAATGCGAACAGTGGAAGATGGATGGCACAAAGCCAGAACCAGAATGGGGTGGTGAAAGTTGGACTATTCAAGAACGGAAGGCAGCATACCCGAAGCGTTGGAGTCTTGGTTGCAGAAACATTCGTGGCCGGAAGAGATTCAATCTCAGATACGGTGGTTCACTTGGACGGAGATTTGTCGCACAACCGAGCAGACAATTTGGTTTGGCGTCCTCGTTGGTTCGCACATGCTTATGCCTGCCAATTTGGAGGTGTATCTGACAACTCACGAATCGGGCCAATTAGATGCACGTCTACCGGAGACAGATACATGGACGTCTACGAAGCCGCCATCACCTGCGGACTCCTGATGGAGGACATTCGCAAGTCAATTGTGATGGAGACACCGGTCTTCCCAACACATCAGCGGTTTCAAATGGTGTAAGTACAAAGGTGTACAAAAAACACGGATTCTAATGAGGGAATGTCGCTACATCCCATTTAGTTTTTGCGAGGTGCCTATGAGAGAGAGTAAGTACCGTCGTGACCTCGAGGGAAAATTGAAGAAACTGTTTCCAGGATGCGTGATTACTAAAGGTGATGCACGTGATATCCAGGGTATTCCCGACCTTACAGTCTTCTATGGTCCGTGCTATGCCATGCTTGAAGTGAAAGAATCTGCTACTGCCAGTGAGAGACCGAACCAACGGTACTACATTGAGCAGTTTGCGGAGATGTCCTTCGCCGCCTTCATTTACCCTGAGAATGAAGAGGAGGTATTGGATGCGCTTCAACACGCATTCAGCAATTGCGGGGCAACATGCGTTCCTCAGCCCAAGTCAGTATCACTGGATCAGGTACACTGATCAGAAACTGCAAGCTAGATGGACCGCTCGCCAAGCTTCAGCAAGAGGCACGTCGCTCCACGATTTGGCACACAATGCGATTCGACTAGGCGTCGAATTCTCTAGAAGAGAGGACCCAACACTTTCGGCTTATGTGGCAGATGGTATCAAATACAAGATGTCAGTAGACCAACCCGTGTTCTACTCGGACAATTGTTTTGGTACTGTAGACAGTATCAGTTATCGTCGACGTCAACTTCGAATTCATGATTTGAAGACCGGTATCAACCGAGCATCGATGGATCAACTGAGAGTGTACGCAGCGATATTCTGTCTTGAGTATGCGGTTAGTCCGTATGACATCAAGATCGAACTTCGCATCTACCAAGCCGGAGAGATCATCATCGAACAACCAGACCCGTCCATCATCTCGAACTACATGGAAACCATCATCTGGGCAGATATGGAGATCGAGAGATACAAATTGGAGGAGGACATGCCGTGAGCGACATCATTGATGAAGCCTACTTGATGCACTATGGCACTCCCCGTAAGTCGGGCAGATATCCGTGGGGTTCAGGAGGTAATGTACCCCATCAACAAACCACAACTCGCAATCAGGACTTCCTGGGTTATGTGGCAGACCTCGAAAGGCAAGGATTGAGTGAGAAAGAGGTTGCTCGTGGTATGGGCACCACGATCGCTGAAATCCGTGCTCGTAAATCCATTGAGGTCAACCGCAAGCGTCAGGACGAAATCAACACGATCGTTCGTCTTCGTGAGAAAGGTGTTGGTCAGAGCGAGATCAGTCGCATCACTGGTGTTCCCGAACCAACCGTTCGTCTTCGTTTGAAGCAAGCCGAACAGCGTAAAGAGAACATCATCGAGAAGACCGCTGAGCGTTTGAAAGAGCGTGTTGATCAAGTTGAGTTTCTTGATGTCGGTTCTGGTACCGAGAACTATCTTGGTGTCAGTTCTACTCGTCTCAACACAGCGTTGTTTCATCTGAAGGCTCAAGGCTACGAAGTTCACGATGCCAACTTGAAAACCGTGGCAGGTCAGATCACTGAGTACAAGATCCTTACGAAACCTGGTGTTACCAGAACTGATGTCTTCAACAACCGAGAGAAGATTCAGCAGATGGTCGATTTCTCTGATGACGGAGGCGAAACCTATAAAGGTAAGCTGCAGCCGCCTTTGTCGGTGAGTCTCGATCGTATTGCTGTTCGATACCGGGAAGATGGAGGCAATCTGTCCGACGGCGTCATCTATGTTCGTGAGGGTGTAGAAGATCTGTCTTTGGGTGGATCACGGTATGCACAGGTTCGTGTTCAGGTTGGCGATTCCCACTATATGAAAGGTATGGCGGTATACAAAGCCGACATGCCTGATGGGACCGACCTAATTTTGAATTCAGCCAAGAGTGATACTGGAAACAAGCTTGATGCAATGAAGAAGCTCGAGCCTGTTCAACACCAACCCAACAACCCTTTCGGATCGAACATTCGTCGTCAAATCACTGATGCTGATGGTAAGCTTACTTCTGCGATGAACATCGTCAATGAGGATGCTACATGGGAAAAATGGTCAGATTCGGTTGCATCTCAGATGCTTTCGAAACAAAGGCCATCTCTCATCAAAAATCAGTTGGATATGACGTATGAGCGTCGCCAAAAAGAGTTCGAAGAGCTCTCTAATCTCACCAATCCAACGGTTCGTAAGAAGTTGTTGGAAACCTTTGGTGATGAGACTGATTCTTCCGCAGTTCACCTAGAAGCTGCTGGATTCAAGAAGCAAGCCTGGAAAGTCATTCTTCCAATCGAGGACATCAACCCAACTCATGTGTATGCTCCCACATTTCGTGATGGAGAAAGAGTTGTTTTGATTCGGTATCCTCATGGTGGGACATTCGAGATCCCGGAACTGATTGTTAACAACAGTCACAAGAACGCTAAGAAATCTCTTGGTGATGCTGAGTTTGCTATCGGCATTCACCCTAAGGTGGCTGAGCGTTTGTCTGGTGCTGACTTTGATGGTGACACCGTCTTGGTGATTCCTGATAGTCAACGTAGAATCTCGATCAGACCGGCTCTTGATGGATTGAAGGACTTCGACCCGAAACTCTCTTACCCACCGTACCATGGCATGAAGACTATGGATGGTGGTACATGGGATGAGAATCTGAAGAAGTCAGTCTTTCCTGAAGGTAAGTCACCTTCTAGCCGTACCAAAGGTATTGAGATGGGTAAGGTTTCGAACCTTATCACTGACATGACATTGGGTGGCGCAGCTACTAACGGCGCTGATCTTGCGGCCGCTGTTCGCCATTCGATGGTAGTCATCGATGCTGAAAAACACTTCTTGGATTACCGTCAGTCAGAGAGAGACAACGGAATTGCTAAGCTCAAAGAGAAGTACCAAGGTAGAAAGAATGCGGGCGCATCTACCTTGATCTCAAGAGCTCGAGCAGAAGAGCACATTCCAGAAAGGAAAGCTCGTCCCGCTGCTCAAGGCGGTGCTATTGACAGAGAGACTGGTCGTAGAGAATTCATACCCACAGGTCGAATGCAACGCAACAAGCAGGGTGACCTCGAGCCTGCCATGATCACAGTAGATCGCTTGTCAGTCAGAGATGACGCAAGAAGTCTATTGTCTGGTGGTGGTGTTGGTACTGTAGTAGAGAGATTGTATGCAGATCACTCTAACAAACTGAAGGCTCTTGCTAATCAAGCAAGACTTGAGGTCGTACATACCCCCAATCTCAAGGTAAATCCATCAGCGAAGAAGACTTATGCAACAGAGAGAGAATCTTTGCTTGCAAAACTCCGCATCGTTGAGCAGAACCGCCCTCTCGAAAGACAAGCCCAGGTCATAGCTTCCGCCAACGTTCATGCAATCCGGACAGCTAACCCAGGATTGGATCCTGAGACTGTAAAGAAGATCAAGAATCAATCTTTAACTGAAGCCCGTATCCGTACTGGAGCAGAAGGTTTGAGAATAAAGATCACCCCTGAAGAATGGAATGCCATCCAAGCTGGGGCCATTTCTCACAGTCAATTGGACTCCATCCTAGACAAAGCAGATCTGGACCTAGTCCGTCAGTATGCAACGCCAAAGACTAAGCGATTGATGACACCAACAAGAATTGCTCTTGCACAGAAGCTGTTGAGTAGTGGTGCTACTCAAGCACAAGTAGCCGAGCAGTTGGGTGTATCGCTTAGTACATTGAAGGCATCACTCAATGGTTAGTACCAATTCATTACTCAACAACAGTACCGATTGTGGAAAGGAGTTTGTGAATGGCTACTGAATCAATGCTAACAACATTGGACAATCCATTCGATCCTTTCACACAATTCGATGAATGGTACGCCTGGGATGAACGAGCCGGCTACCACACAACGTCGATCCTTGCAAGGATTGTTCAAACTTCACATGAACTCTCCGATGCCGACCAGGATCTGGCAATCGAAAGAGGAAT